TCATGCATAATTTTTGTTTTACAAAAGAACCATTGTTTTATGGTTGGGTTGCAGCCTCTTCTAAAATTTCCGTACCTAATCTTGATTATATTAAATATCATTTGGAATATAATGATAAAGTTTTGTATTATTTCGGTAGTTTAAAGGGAAGAAAATGGACCGAAGATGATATTGAACTCAAAAATGGTTGCAAACTTATTAGTAAGTCCAACTTATCAGGTATTAGGGGAGGCGCTAAGTTACATAAAAGGTACGATCTTATCGTCTTGGATGACTTTGAGGATGAGAATAATACCATTACGCCTGAGTCTCGTGCTAAAATTAGCAATCTTGTTACGGCTGTTGTTTTCCCTGCTCTTGAACCTGGTACTGGTAGGCTTAGGATTAATGGTACTCCTGTCCACTTCGATTCTTTCATCCAAAACATTCTTGTCGGTTACGAACAGGCTAAGAAAAAGGGTGAAAAGTTTAGTTGGAATGTAATTACTCATAAGGCAGTACAGTCAG